AAGCCAGGGAGTCCAAGTTGAGCTCACTGTCCACGGAGGTTGTTTGCCGATATAGTATCGGCCCTCCGCGGATGCGTCAATCTCAAGTTCTTGAGATACCCGTCGAAGAGAATGCCAACGAAGTAAGGCAGCCTCCTCGAAGCCTTCGGCCGGACGCCGGAAGTCGCGTAGAACTTTCGTTCTACGTAACAACCGACATCTCGGACGGTGTCCAGTAACCAACGACGTGATGTCGTCGGGATCCTGGCCACCCCAAAGGCGCCTTGGAATGTGATTGGACCACTTGTGGTGGAAGTCGAGCACACATGGTGTGACGATGAATCCCCACTCGCGGCCGTCCCATTCAAGGAGACGATTCAGAACCCTTATCAGGTCCGTCTTCGTCTTTACAGGTCCCCTTAAGTAGAAAGGGGTGACGTCCCGTCCGTTGTGGTAATGTTTACCACAGCTCTCGCGGAAACCCCCCGTCCATGCAGACTTCGCTGGATTGACTGTAAAGCCAAACCAGTGGAAGACCCTGATGAGTCGGGGAACAATACGAGAAGGAGCGATAATGTCATCTCCATAGACGCTGACTTTTCCCTTCACGCCCGAAAGCCAACATACTGTGCGCGTTAGCGCCCAGAATATTAAGCTTTCAAGCTCAAAGGTAAAGCCGTTGCCCATTGAAGAAAACATCTCGAGTTCAATCCGCGCCATTTCTTTGTTCTTCCCAGAGTGATCCGGGAGAAACGCAGAGTGGCAACGAATATCGTCGAGATAACTCCACCATTCGAATGGCAGTAGTTCGAAAACTAACTGCTTCGATATGGAGTCGCTCGCAGACGATAGGTCTATGGTCGCGAGACCAAGCTCTACCGCCTGACGAGCGAGTTCCTGGTTCCGACTTTGATCGTTAAGATCAATACCGGAGCGGCGCAAACGACTACGAATGTGGTCGCCTACGCCCCTTTGTAGGAACAGATTGATCTCGGGCTCTTTACAAGCCACGCGATCAATATCGCTCTTCTTCGGGACAGTGAATAGCACAGAGCCTTCCGAAACTTCCACTTCCTGATCTTCTAGTACCGTCCCTTCGGACAGTCTGGACCAGTGAAGTAGAGCAGAGGATGTGCCTTGGGCTTTTCCAGAGTGCTTTTGGATTGCAGCCAAAGGGCCGCGACGGATGCGAGGAGAAGCACCGTTAGTATGGTTACCAACACACAAAGCGGTAGCCATCGACACTTCTCCAAGTACCTTGGAAATGATATTCCTTGCTTTCGCAATGATATAGTCCGAGGTAGCCCAACCGAAATCCGTATCTCCAAGTTGGAGACGGGAGTTGGTCAAGCCATTCCGTTTTTCCGTGCCGAGCCACTTGTCAATGGCTCGGGAACGCCGCTCCGATGGTGGGGTGGTACTTGTGTCGCAATACTTCGTAAGAAGTTCGCTAACAAGATACTTCTCCTTGAAACTGCCCTCGGCAGCTAAACTCTCGGCAAGAGCCGTGAGTTCAGCCACAAAGGCAACTCCATCGGATTCTGGAAGGAAGTTAGGATTTCCTGACATCTTGTCCAGCCTCAAACAATTTGAAAATTGCGTGCCGCCGTATCCGATTGTCACTATGCCGGAATCGACTACAATGGGAACCGAC